TCCTTGATTATTTTAGCGGTAATATCATCAGAGCTGTCACGTATTCTAACTTTTTGTTCATCCATTTTGACGCACAGCAACTTGTACCCGCCGTCACCTATTGCTGTTGTAATTCCATATCCAGTAACTCCATTCAAGTCATCTTTTATCATCTCACAAAAAATCACCCTGGAAAGATACTGCGGATCATCCCAACGGTCTCTCCCGCGTATTAGGGCAGATTTTAATATCTGCTCTATTTCTGAACCGTCATAATGCGTATAAAAGTAAATCGGATGCGGAAACATATCCGAATCCTGCTCAATTACGATATTAGCTCTATTACCCATATTTTACTCCTTTTTTTATAAATTTGTTGTTGTTCTATTTATTTTCTTCATCGCTTTCACGAATGCCCGATACCCGGTTTGCAACGTATCCGATAATTGAAACCCACATGCCTTTAGCATCCAGGCCGAACATATCGAATTGCGGAGGACTGCACATCAGCAAGCGGATTTCGTCTGCTATTTTTAGCCTGAACTCTTTTTCTTCTTCGTGTGTCATCTGAATAACCTCTGGTTTGTTGTTATACCAGCCGGTTACGACTATGTTGAAAGTCTCAGTGTCGGTATATAGTCTTAAACGGTCGCCCTTTCTGGGCTTTTTTGTTATTCTTGACCAAAACGTAATGGTCTCCTCTGGTTCTTTTTTCATTGCTCATCCTCCATGTTTGCGATTGTCAGACAGCTTTCAAGCTGTGAATTTTTCCGCACAATCCAATGGAAAATTATAGCAACGGCCAGGCCGAAAATAACCGGCGTTAAAATTATGACGAGGAATATTAATACGATGTTCATTTTTCATTCTCCTGTTTTATAAATACTCTGAAATAGCATCAATCCCGTCTTTGATTTCTCGCATACCAGAATCAATGTTTTCTGTGCCGCGCTCAAGACTATCGACTATTGACTCCAATTCTGATAGAATGTCTCTGAGGCTATCTCGCTCTAAAGCGATTATCTTTTTTGATTCTTCGATTTGCTGTAAAAGTTTTTCCAATATTATCAGTCCCATTTTTCACTCTCCTGTTTTAAATTATTCCGGTTTTTTCCAGCCTGCCTTCAAGCTGTTCAAAATCAGGCTTACCGGCTTCTTTATTTTCTTTGCACGACCAATTTATTTCGATATGTTCCCCGTGCGCCTCATCAACCCAATTCTGAATAACCGGGCGGTATCTGTCAATCAGACGGCCAATGTCTTCCTTGTTGAGTTGCGATAAAGTGAAAAATTCCCAGTTACCTTTATCGTCTTTCTTGAACCAGCAGTCAACGATTTCTTTGCATTTCATCAGTTTTAAATAAACTGCGTTGGCTGACATACCGAGAAGCTTACCGGCAATCCCCCAATCACGCCAGACGGTTCCGAGCTGTGTTAGCGTTTTGCCGTCTCCCAGTTCGACAAAAATGCCAGATTGAAACTTTTCCGGGTTGCCATATTTTTGGGTAAACTTTTCCCGGTCTGGTGTATTGCCGATACTTTTATAAAACAAAACCGCGTCACAAAGTAACTTCACGGGCTTAATCTCCTTAATTGGTTAAAATGGCAACTCATGTATATTTTCAATAGGTTCAAATTCAAATGAATCTGGCTCATTATCTATTTCTTCTTGAATTGAATCAATAGCTTTTTGCCACGTTTCTCTACAATGCCAGTTAAATCCATCTATATAAACGCCGCATACTTGCCATTTTTTTTTAGATTGCTCATTTGTAATTTTATAGCTTAAGGAAAAATATCTCCCATTCGCCATTTTTTCAATTTTATTGAACGCATCTTTCATGTTCATTTTGTTACCTCACTAATTGATTGTTCTAATTGTTGCGTAAGTAGATTCTTACCTTTTAACTTTGCCTCAAGTTCAAGCATACGGTCAACAAAGTCATAGACCGCAACACTGATTTGCTTGATATACTTCTCGTCCCGGTATACTCGCTCACAGAAATAAGGCCGCATCTCATGCCGGTCATCAAATGAAACAAAGTCCCACCAGTCTCTTTCACATACCCACATTCCGCCTTGAACCTGAGCTTTGTATGTTGCCGGAAATCCGCTCAGTATGTAGCCCATGTGCGTTGCAGTATGCGGGCATTTTATCTCAAGCCCGCCGTCGCTGAGCCCGTCGGGGGAACAGCCTATATTGTCGTTATGCTTTACAAACCCGACCTGATATACATCAATCCCGGTGCGCTCCTGGTATTCCGCCCGGGCGTATGGTTCCATCTCCAGTCCGCGCTGCATTGTATCGTTTGTGTAGTTTTCCCGGTACGGTTTATTATACAAACGCTCGAAGATTTTCTCAAGCATGTATTTTTCACATTTCATTGTTGTACTGAAATGCGAAGCCGTCACAACTCCGAGACGCAGCGCATGCCACGCCTCGGAACCCTGTTCGAAATTGTAATTATCATAGATTATCATTTTTAATATTTAATTTCGATATGTTTTATTTTATGAGTCGCAATCATTTTGATGATTTCCTTTCCTTGTGATTCAGAAATTCCGTTTTTGACAAGGCAGGAAAGAGCCTCGTTGTTGACTTTTCGCTGGTGTGCGACATTTGCGGCCTTTGCCTCAGCTTCTTTCCGCGCCTTTTCTTCAGCGATTTCTTTTTCAACCTTAGCCTTTCTTTCGGACTCTATCCGGTCAGCCTCGCGTTTTGCGGCGGCTTCACGTTCTGCCCGAATTGCCTGCTCTTTTGCAATTTCAGCTTGCCGTGCCGCTTCTTCGGCTTCGCGCTTTGCCCTAAGCTCAGACTCAATTCTTGCTCTTTTTTCGGCCTCAATCTTTTCTTCGGCTTCTTTTTCTGCTTTAATTCGAGCAGCTTCGGCAATTTCTTTTTCTCGCTTAGCGGCTTCGATTTTTAATCGCTCCTCTTCTTTTTTCTTTGCTTCAGCTTCTTCGCGTTCACGGATTTCGGCTTCTTTTCTTTCAATTTCTTTTTGACGATTGAAAAGAATATCCTCGGCCTGTGCAGCTTCCCACGCTTCAGATAATTCTTTTGCATCGGCTTCCGCCTTAACCCTTGCTTCTTCAGCTTCTTCCCATTCCGTTAAAGGTTTGCGGATTTCAAGCTTGAGGTTGTCAAGAAAGTCTCTGCTTTTTTTTCTGCTCTGGTCAACGATTCCAGCTTTCTTTTTCCAGTCCTCAACAAGAGCCTTTCCAAGTGCATCAATTTTGATTTTTTCTTGTGCTACTCGATAAGCAGCAGACGCAATTTCCTTTCTACCTGTTGCAGTTGCAACATCTGCAACAAAATTCTTTGCACTTTTTTCTATTTGCGATAAGTAATCGTCCAAACGCTCCCCCGTGAAAATTTCGAGAGCGTTGGTTTCTGTTATAGTGATTAATTCTTTGCTCATTTTCTTCTTTCTCCTCTCTTGTTAAATAGTTATTTTTTCAATTGCACCAGCATGGCATCCAACATGGCCGCCGCCTTCTTTTCATTCGAGCGGTCAAACTCCATCAGGTCTTTGTCGTTCGCAATACCAAATGGTTTTGTTTTTGCAAAAAAATCAAACCGGTCTTGACCGTTTTTTGCAGCGTAAATATCAACAAGTTGCTGATATTTTTTATTCACCTCGGTTACAAGTAAAGGCTTCTCGGTTTTGCTTGGCATCGGAATTGAGATTTTATTTGAGTGTTTTGTGCCTGTATCATCTATTTTCCCAACCGGAGTTAAGAAGGTATACAGTAAACAATTTTTCAAGGCGTACGTTGTAGCCTTACCAGCGCCCTTGTCCTGCGGGTCAACTCCGTGACCATACCCGGCAAGCTCAATACTTTGACCGGATTCATGCAGCAACAAGTATTTCATTTTTACTTTCGTGAAAACTGATTGCCTTATTGTATTATATTTCTCATCTTCCCATCTATCGATTTGAGTTGATTCTTCAATCACCTCAATAGGTATAATGCAAAGCCCGTTTCTTGCAAGAGCGTCATTGAAAACCTCTTTAACGTCCTGGTCTCTTGTTCCGTCATATGAACCGCTGCCTGTACCAACACGGGCGTTTTTTTCCATGCCCCTGACTTCTTTCATTACTGCTATGACGGCTTTTGCTAATTCAGTTAATTCCTTCATTTTTACTCCTCTATAAAGTTAATAAACTCGATTCATACGTAGATTAACCACCATTCTTGATACCTAAATTTAGGTTTTCCTGTTTTATCAATACCGACTTGTTCAAAACCTGAAAACATAATTCCATCTCTTCCGGCAAATTCAACTTTTATTCTTGTTATTGTCGATAAAATCCTGCTATCATATTCTCCTTCGCATGAAAAAAAGTTTGCATCTCCGTTTCTTTCAATCGAGAGTACGCCTTCTCCTAATTTTTTAGGTTTCGGTTGTTGAGTATTTAAAATGAATTTTGCTATAATTTTACTCCTCTCTAAAAGTTTCAGTAACTTTCTTTTCGTCGATACAATTGTGGAATTTATCATTAAATAATTTTATTTCTCCTAACGAAAAGTTAATGTATACATCCCGGTTTCTGTCGATACTGCAATCCGGGTGCGTTTGGTTTCGATGATAAGCTTGCAAATTTGCATTTTGTGCAATCTTTCATTTTATATCCTCAAACTTTTCTTTAAATTCAGGCCACTTTTCGGAGAGTACTTTTTTTGCCCAGTCCAAAATTGTTTTTGGAATACCCCATTCGTGAATATGATCCCAACACAATTCAAGATTTATGCGAAGAAATCCAGCGGCGGCTATTTTTTTGTAATCTCCATTGGCCGCGCGTTTTAATATTTCAGATATGAAATAATGGTCTGAAATTGGTGGATGCTCAACATCAAGGTTTGCGCCCCGAAGGTCTGCGCCCCGAAGGTTTGCGCCCTCAAGGTTTGCGCCCCGAAGGTTTGCGCCCCGAAGGTTTGCGCCCCGAAGGTTTGCGCCCTCAAGGTTTGCGCCCCGAAGGTTTGCGCCCCGAAGGTTTGCGCCCTCAAGGTTTGCGACCCAAAGGTCTGCGTCCTCAAGGTTTACGCCCCGAAG